GGTGAGAATGTTAAGCGGTTATGTAGTGAAGACTGACAGGCCAACAGGTGATAAAGTGACGAGAGCAAGTGCTTACTCTGCACAGGCAGAAGTTGGAAATGTATATATAATTACTGGCGAATGGAATAATAAATACATTAGAGAAATGGAGTCTTTTCCCGAAGGCAAGCACGACGATATGGTCGATGCTTCAGCGGATGCTTTCAATGAATTAGCAGTGGTTAGACGGGTTAGAGTCCGCAGTTTATAGGAAATCTCGCATATTTTGGCGGTTTTCTCGCGGTAACTTGAATAAAACTCGTGTAAGTGTTAGATTTAACAAAAATAAAGGAATTAATTAAAATGACAAAACTGACACTTCAAGAAAAGCTGAACGGCGAAACGTGAGAATTTAAAGAGATGAGCGCGAGATATTGGAATCTCACAGATACTTTAATGGGTGGGAATGATATTATAAGATCGCAAGGGACGGTTTATTTACCAAAGTTCCATGATGAATCAGTATCGACTTATAAAACGCGCCTAAGTAGGTCGTATTTATTCCCCGCTTATTCAGACACGATTGATAGGCACGCAGGCAAGCCATTCTCTCGCCCTGTTATTGTTTCCGAAACTAACAACGCTCAACTTGATTCAATTAGCGAAGATGCGAATCTTGAAGGCCAAGACTTGACAAGCCTTTCAAAAGGTTTATTTAAAGACTCGGAAAATCACGGCTTAGGATATATTCTTGTTGATATGCCAAGCGAAGGCGGTGACGGCAGTGTCAGCGGAGATCAAGACGCAAATATTAGGCCTAAGTTTATTCACATTCCCGCGCCTTGTTTATGTTATTGGGAAGACGCGGTCATAAATAACAGTCGCCAACTTACCGAGATAGTTTATAAAGACGAGAAGAAGCGTTATAGATGGACCATGGATACTTGGGAAGTCTACAAAGAAGCGAATGAGGACGAGTGTAGATTATTAGCCGAGGCTTACGGCACAAGATATCTCAAAGTAGATAAATACTGGACTCTTGAAAGTGAGGGAGTTAATGAGCTTAAGCGTATTCCCTTAATTGTAAATTACTTTAATCGCCTTAATTGGATGAGCGCAAAGCCGAGTTTATTAAACTTAGCAGAGCAAAATTTGAAGTATTACCAGGAACAAAGTGACCAAGACTCAATCCTTAGGTTTGCGAGAACTGGCGTATATGTCGCTAAGGGAATGAGCGGAGACGAAGCCGATCAGATTTCAATAGGCGCTAATAAGGTGATCGAAATAAGCGATCCAAGCGGAAGCTTTGAAGTCGTCGAGTATAGCGGGACAAGCATAAACGCTGGCCAAGCTTCACTTGATAAACTTAAAACCGAAATGGAGCTGACAGGACTCAAGCCCGAATTAAAGACTTCAGTAGATTCAACTGCTACGGGCGTAGTAGTAAATGAGGCTTCAGTAAATTCAGATCTTAAAGTTTGGGCTTGTGTTATTGAATCAAGCTTAACCAAAGCTTATGAACTTGCGGCGGAATGGCTCGGCGTTGAATTGCCCGAAGACTTCAAGGTTTCAGTTTACAAAGATTTCTCTGTTGCCGGCTCAATCGCTGACATGGATGTCATTATGAGAATGAAAGAGCTTGGTATCTTATCGCCCGAAACGGTTATAAAAGAGGCTCAAATCAGATCTATTATTGACGGAGCTATTGATCCCGAAGAGGAAAAAGAAAAGGTTGAAGGTTCAACGCCAGTATTCCCTGGCACAGGCGGGTTTTAATTGAGCTATGATTTTTTAGAGGATGCCGCAGATGAGCTATCAAAATGCGGTTTTCCTTATGCGATGGTGATGATTAACGGCGAAGGCTATTTACAATTATGTGAGTTAGCCAACACTACACGAGAAAAAAAAGCTTTGATAATGGCGCTTAGAAAAATGGCGCTTGACTTGGAAGGGGAGATTTTTAGATAATGCCTACTGCAAACGAAAGAGCTTTAGACGAAGGAATAAAAGACGCGGTTACGCTTGAGAGAATGAAGGCGCGGGAAGTTCGCGACGTTATCACATTCATGCGTAAAGACTTTGCACCCGATTATATAGAAGGCTTAAATAACAGTCTCGCGAGGATTGAAGGCTTGCCAAGAGATCAGCAACTAAGGCAGTTAGCTGGAATGATGAATTTTTTGAATGAGTTGGCTGCGCAAAAAACAGATCTTTTATTTAATGATGTAATTATTGAGAATGCTAAACAAACTGGCCTCATTTCAATGACTCAGCAAGTGGATGCTTTAAACCAGGCAATCCCCGATGAAGTTCTTGACTTGGGTTTTGTAGTTCGCGGAGTCAATGAGGCTACAATAAACGAGACAATAAGAAACACTCTCATAAATGGATCAACAATTCAAGAAACCGTCACAAACTTTGTTTCAGATTTTGATGGTAAAATAACCCAGCAATTAAGGATGGGAATAAATAACGGCGAGACTATAAGCGAATTAACTCAGCGAGTAAGAGGCGTTATAAATAAAAAGGGTGTCAATGCTCAAACAATAGCGCGAACGGTTCAAACTGCGGTAAGTGCTGAAGTGAGAGAAACGACTTTTGATGAAAACTCAGACGTCGTAAAAGCGTACGAATGGGTTTCAACTCTTGATACGCGCACAAGTGATATTTGTAAAAGTCTTGACGGTGAAATATATAATTTAGACGATCCAAAGAGAAGAAAACCGCCAGCCCACCCAAATTGCAGGAGTACAATCGTACCTGTATTGAAGTCTTGGAAGGAATTAGGCATCGACGCGCCCGAATTAAGCGCGGGAACTCGTCGAGATATGGACGGGAAGTCAATTAGCGCAAAGACTGACTACGGCGAATGGTTGAAAGGTCAATCTGAGAAGGTGCAAAATGAAGCACTTGGAGAAGACAAAGCCAAGCTATTCAGAGATAATAATTTAGATATGAAAGACTTTGTTAATCGAATAGGTGAGCCATTAACAGCCGAGCAAGTGAAAGCGAATCTTGAGAGAAGACGAAGAAGATAATTTTTGCATGATGCAAATAAACAAAAACGGCGGTGTTCGCCAAATATAAAAAAAGGAGTTGAGTATGCTACTCAAAGCTATTGTTGAAGAAGTGCCCGAAGGAATGACAGATTATTACACCAGTCGCGAAGATGGTAAATTTGTCTTAGGCGTTGAATCCGTTGACGGTTTCGGCCTTGAAGATGTCGCAGGATTAAAGCGAACTCTTGAAGAGGTGAAAGGAAAGGCCACAAGCAGAAAGGAAAGGCTTACAGGTTTCGGTGAGTATACGCCCGATTCAATCAAAGAACTTGAAATAAAAGCTCAGTCAGCCGGTAAACCAAGCGAGGCTTTAGAGTCGCTCAAAAATGAGATGGGGCAAAAACTAACGGCTTCACAAAGTACAATCGAGCAACTAGAAAAACAAATCAAAGAGGGGAATCAAAGAAACACGATTAATTCAATCTTCGCATCAAACGCTTCTAAGTTTCAAGAGGGTTCAGCGGATTTTGCCAAGCAAGTACTCTCAAAGTATATCGGCACAGATGCAGAAGGAAACGCTTTTGTATGGAATCAAGACAAGACAGGCGCGAGGATGTCAAGCAAGCAGGGAGCTTGGGAGAAACAAATGTCTCCTGGTGAATGGCTTGAAGGCGTGACTGGCGCGGTTATGTCGAAAGGTTCTTTTGATGGTATATCAAGCAATGATTTAGCAAGCTTTGGCTTTATGCTTTCATCTAATGCAAAAAGCGGAAGTGGTCAAGGTTCACCAAATGCACCAAGCGCGGGGATGAGTCCCGAAAAATGGGCTGGAATGAATCTTGATGCTAGAACAAAGTACGCAAAAGAAAACGGTATGCCGAAGTTCTGATAAAATATGAAAGTGACATTATTTAAAGTGATGTCACTTTTGTCAGTTTTAATAAAAATATCAAATGAGTTTGTAAAAAGTGTTATAAGTGACTACGTTTAATTAAAATGGGGGTGCTCCTCAAATAAAACAACTTAGGCATGTTGCCTAGTTTTAAAAAAACATACATATAAAAAATAAAACAAAGGCAGAAAACATGGGTACTACAACTATCTCAGACAGAATTATCCCCGAAGTCTTCACTGACTACACTTTTGAACCTTCAATCTCAGCACTCGCGCTTATTCAAAGCGGTTTAGCCGTTCGCGATCCGCGTCTCGATCAATTCGTTTCTATGGGTGGCGATACTGTAAACGTTCCATTCAATAAATCCGTATCTCGCCAATCCGACACTGTTGGCTCTGATAACTCCGCTTCAAACCTCGTCACTGGCAAGCTTACTTCCGCCAAGATGATCGGCGCGCGTTGTTTCCGTACTATCGGCTGGTCGGACATGGATCTTGCCTCACTTCTCGCAGGTGATGACGCATTGACTTCAATCGGTGCTGAAGTTTCCGAGTCTTGGCAGTACAATATGCAGCGCGTTATTCTTGCTCAGCTCAAGGGTGTCTTTGCTGACAATACTGCAAATGATGCGGGCGACATGAGCTATAGCGTCTATTCTGACGTTGTTGCTGGTTCAATTACTGACGCAATGAAGATTAGTGGCGCGGCAATTACTGAAGCTAAATATACGATGGGCGACAAAAACGATAAGCTTGTAGCTATCGCGATGCACTCACTCGTTAAGAAGCAGCTAGAATTACTTGAACCAAACGCCTTCATCCCGAAGTCACAGACCAATACTGGCTTTGATAGCTACCAGGGTTTGATGCTCATCATTGACGATGACATGCCTGTTGTAGCTGGTACTAACTCAAGCGCATACACTTCTTACCTTATCGGTGCGGGTGCTTTTGGTGCGGGTTTCAATCCTGCCGCTAATTACACTCCCGAAGCAGTTCAGCGCGAAGAGTTGAGCGGTGACGGTGCAGGCGAGAGTTCTTTAGTCTCACGTCGTGATTTCATCTTCCACCCTTACGGTATGTCGTTCGTTGGAACTCCTGCTGGTGCAACTGCAACAAACGCAGAGTTTGAGGCAGCTACTTCATGGAATCGAGTATACGACCGTAAGAACGTATCACTCGCCGCGCTTGTGACTAACGCGTAGTAAGTTATCGGGGGTTCTTAATTGAGCCCCCTTTATTCAATCCAATAAAAAAATAAGGTTAATTTATGAGCGAATCACTTAAAGAATTAGAGCAAATCAAAGCTGATTTATTAGCAAACGAAAAAAAGATCATCCAAGCAAAAGCAGACGAGGCAGAGAAACAAGCCGAAGCACAAAAGAAAGTTGATGCTGAATTAAAAATAGCTAATCAAATTGCCTTTGTGAAACGTCAAGAGCTTATCAATTTAGAAAAAACACTTGCTCCATTAGTGAGCCAATACGCCCAACTGAAAAGAAATCATATAAAAAATGATATTACTGATAAATGGGATGCTTTTATTGCTGACTTGAAAGGCGAGAAGAAGCCACGCAAGAAACGCGCAACTAAAATCGAAGAGTAAATCATGGCTTTAATTGTAGAAGACGGAACAGGACTTGCAAACGCTGAGAGTTATATAAGTGTCGTAGATTGCGATGCCTTATTAATTCAATGGGGGCGCTCAAGTGCTGCTTGGCTTGCCTTAACTGATGCCGAAAAAGAAGGACTGTTACGCAATTCTACAATGTTTATTGATTCGGAATATGCGGGGCGCTGGAGTGGCTGCGTTGTAAATAATACTCAGTCGCTTTCATGGCCTAGACTTAACGCATACAAAGCAAATGGACAAAGTATTCCATCTGACGAAGTACCAAGCGAAGTTCTTAGAGCCGCTTCATTTATTGCGGTTGAGTCCATCGACGGCGGAGTTTACGCGAATGAGGATAACGGGGCGCGTATTGCTTCTGAAGCGGTTGGCTTAGGATCGGGCGCTCTTAGTGAGTCCAAGTCTTATGTAGGCGGGAAAGATGCTTCTTATTCTTCCAAATCCGCTGACTTAGTTCTTAAGCCTTTACTCAGTGGCACAACAGGCCGAACGGTTTACAGGGGTTAATAATGGCTTTACTTGATGCTAAATTTATTGCACTAGGCAAGAAGCTTTTAGATAAGTATGGAATGACTGCAAGCATTACTTTGCGCGATTCGTCCGCTGCCTTCAATCCAGCAACAGGAACACGCGAGGATTGGAGTGATGATACTTTTAGCGTTAAGGCCGTTCCCCCTGGCATAGCAAAGGATTTGATAAGAGATGGGTCAAACGAGACTAGCGCGGTTACTTTCATTTCTCCGCTTGATATTGCTGGCACTGATTTATGTGTCACTTCTGAGTCTCTTAAAAATTGTGACTCATTTACAACGTATGACGGCAAGGATTTTAAAGTATTAAATCACACGCTTATTTATTCGGGCGATCAAATAGCACTTATTAGATTGGATCTTGAGTAATGGCTAATCTTGCCTCAATCGAGCAAGTTAGCGGAGACTTAGGTGATGTACTTAGGCGAATGGCAGAAAAGAATATAGGTAAGGAATCTACTATTTTAAAAGTTATTACATTTAAACTACTTGAACAAACTGTAAAAAATACGCGATGGGATACAGGAGCATTAAAAAATAATTGGCAAGTATCAAGGAATCTAAGAAATAAAAACAGTGTAATAAAAAAAACATACGATAAAAGCGGTCGGGCGGCTATATCAAAAGGTAAAAGAGAAGCGTCAAAGATACGCACTAAAGACACTGTTTACATTCAGAATAATTTAAGTTATGCGGCGCAATACGAGAAAAAAGATAAAATGCTTTATAATGCTATAAAATTAATCACTAAGGACTTGAGCAAATGAACGCTGAAACAGTAAATGAGGTTAGGGTCCATGTCGCTAAGGCGGTTAGGGACGAGGGATGCCTTGAGTTGATTTGGTCTGTTGCCCCTATGGAAAACAAAGATAAGCATTTTTGCACTGGCGTAATTCGTGATGGGGACCCCGAAGTGATTGGAACTTGCGGAGATAGTTATCAAATGCAGGAAGTTGGGACTGTAGATATTACAGCCTACATGAAGCGAGGAGATGGCGATTTTGAGCTTAGGTCTAAGGTAGATAAAGTTAAATATTTCCTTAGAAACTCAGTAGCGGGAATTGTTGAATTTGATGATATTTTACAAGACGTGCCATTAGAAGCAGAGCAAACTCAATATGCTATTTTCCTGCAAGTAGCTTATAGACTTTACACAACTGAATTAATCAACAAATAAAAAAAAGGAAGTATTATCATGCTAAAACAAGGAAAAGGAACAACCGTTACTTTTGTAAGTGCAAGTGGGAACATCGCTGGCGTTTGCATTACTGATGTTCAAGATGGTGGCGGAACAGTGTCAATGGAAGATGCGGTCTGTATGAGCTCAACAGAAATGGAAAAGATAGGTAATGAATTAATTGATAACGGCACGGTTTCATTGACTCTATTACATGATCCAGAAGTAAACGTTCGCCAGCTACTCAAAGAGAAGGGCGTACTTACAATCACTTCTCCAATCTCCGCACCACCTAATGCAACACCCGAAAGCGAGACAGGTAATGCGGTTTTGACTAGTTATGCAAAGGGCCGCCAGGTTAAGACTTTGATGAGTTCCACAGTTGAGTTCACTTGGAATAACGACGCAACGTATACTTACGTTCCCGAAGGCGCTTAATTGATGAGCGTCTATGATGAGCTAAAAAAAGCAAACGTTGATTTTAATAAGATTATTGAAAAGGAATCTAAGCTTTTAGATAAGTCTTTTTATTTTCGTAAATTAACTGGCTCGGAATGGCATGTCATAGACGCTTTGAAGACTCAGCTTGCGCATGGAATACTATCGCAAAAGCTGACGATTGAGGAAGCTAATTCAAGTGGCTATGTTTTTGAGTTGATACGCTTTAGTTGGGTAAATGACTTTGATGGTGCGCAGGTAATCGACTCACAAGAAAGATTTGACGGCTTAACAAATGGAGAGATTGATCCTTACATAGTCAATGAGATCTCAAAGTTAGCATTAGAGGCAAATGATTTTATCCTCACTGATGAGGCTCTTGAACTAAAAAAAAAGTCTCTCAATATGAAATAGAGAACTACGGGTATTTAGCCGATAAAGTAAAAAGACTTAGGAATGATAGAGAGTTAGCTTTTAAATTTGATTTAGCGGAACACTTGCACAAGTCAGTTTCTGAGATAATGAAACTAACAAAAGAAGAATTGGATTACTGGCGAGCGAGATCTTTAGTTGTTCCGATTGGATGGATGAGAAGCGAGTCGAACACCGCGCGATTAGTAAACGCTATTTCAAAAGGTAAAGTTAGTTTCAAACAGGCTTTCATAAATCCATTTGAACCGATACCCGAAGATGATGAAGAATTATATGAGCAAGCTTTAGAACTTATAAAAGAAGGCAAGAAAAATGGCGGTAACTGAAGACGTATATGTTAAGCTCAAGCTTGATTCAAAAGAGTTCGACAGTAGTATAAATAAGTCTGAAAAGAATGTAAAAGATTTTGAAGGCGAAATAGAAAACACTTCCAAATCAATGGCGGGGCTTACTGGTGCGTTTACTGCCTTGGGTGTTGGCGCTCTTGCGGGTGCGGTTGCATTAACTAAGTTGACTAATGCTATGGCGGATGGTGTTTTTGAAGCTGACAGGTACGCGAACAGATTAGGAATATCTACAAAAGAATTGCTCAATATACAATCTGCCGCGAAGGATTTTGGCGTAGAAGCTGAAGACGTTTCAGAGGGTCTAAAAAACATGACAGAAAGGTTAGGAGAGGCTTTCTTAGAGGGTAAAGGCGCTACATTTGACGGGCTTACTAAGCTAGGTGTAGACTTGGCTTATATTGAATCACTCAATACAGAAGATAGATTTTTAGCTTTAGCGGGTGCTTTATCTGAGGTAGATAGTGAAGCAGAAAGAACATTTCTTACTATGGAGATATTCCAAGAGGAAGGCTTCAAAATGGCAGAGATGCTAAACTTAGGTGAACAAGGGCTGAGAGATTATATTGATGCCCAAAATGACTACACTGATTCACTTGATATTGATTCTTTAAAAGAATATAAAAAACAAATGAACGGCTTAAATAAGTCAGCCTCTTCTCTTGGTAATAATTTAGGTGTCTTGTCATTTGGGGAATACGCTGAAGGTCTTAGTTTCATGTTAGACTCACTCAATGAATGGGTAGCAAGCGACTTTAAAGGCGCGCTGTTCGGTGAGCAGGAAATAACAGTTTCGGGATTCTCAAATGCTGACGCATTAGATAGACAATTAGAAGGTATTAATAAAAAATCACGTGCCGAGCAAGCTTATCAGCTACAATTAAAAAAGAATCAAGATGAATTGCTAAAGACTAATAAAATCAGCGAAGATGCGTTGATGAAAGAGCAGAAGCTAAGAGCCCAGGCGATAAGGGTAAATTCAACTAATAGAAAGCAAGAAGAGTATCAAAGAAACGAGTTAGATGATCTCTTGAAGCGATACAAAGAAGAAGACACCGCACCCGAATTAATCAGCGCAGAGATGCAGGATAGAACTTTAGGACTACTTGAACGCGGAAGCGCGGCAGAAGCAAGCGTAAAAAGCGGAGAGCAAAACAAGCTAGAGATGGAAAGAAATAAGCTTTTAAAAGAGATCTTAGCAGAGAATAAGAAGCGAAGAAGACAATTTGAAATTCAACAAGTGAGCCTTTAATTATGAGTGTAGAAGTAGACAGATTTTCAAGACTATTACCCGAATCTTATGAACGCGCTTATGAGGGCGTGACAATATCGGAAGAAGTTATTTTAACTCTCGATGTCGCACCAGCTAGCTTTTCAGAAGTCGAAACTATTGCGGGTTATTCGACAGGTGACGCCCACCCAGTAAACTCTCAATCAATTTTAGACAATTTTGAGATTGAGGCAATTAGCCCAGTTCAATATAAAATTAATCTTGATTATGTGCCAAGAAGCGTATCAAAGACAGAAGGCGGGGCAACACCTCAAACACGCGTACAGTTTAATACTTGGTACACTACTAGGGTTGCAGAATTCGACACTGTAACAGGTGACGCGGTTGCCAACTCAGCAGGTGACGCGCCCAACCCATTGCCATCAATTCAGATTCCAAATGATGAAATTGTAATTGTAAAAAGACAATCAAGCTTTGACTTAAGCAGAACAAA